GTGTTATTCGAGCAGCTTTACGATGAAGGTCAACCTTGTATAAGGAACTGCTCCAAGTCTGTTCTACCTCGGATGTATCGGTATAAACGATTGACGTAACCGATTGAACCGGATGTGCAGTCAAATACAAGGTTGGAAACAAATCCGTTATTTTCGCTTTAGGAACCTTATCGTACACTTCCGAAACAGTTTGAGTAATGAATTTTTGACCCAAGTATTCTTCACAAAAATTCGTAGCAGCCAAAACCAAATCATCAATAAGCGTATCATCAGCGGATGTGTCTAATTTTAAATAGTTCTTTGCCTCACTTGTAGTGAGCATTGGTGTAGATGGACCTGATGTTACCTTAAAATAACCCATTATTTAGTTTTGCGAGTTGTTCGTTTTTTTGCTTGTGTAGTTGCCGATTCCGCTTCGCTTGATGTTTTAGTTTCAACCTTTTTTGTTGGTGCATCCACCAAAACTGCGTAGCCTTCTTTTATTAATTTATCTGCCAATTCCTTATGAACAAGTCCAGAATGACCCGCATTATAAGCCATCCTGAACTTGCCTGTTGGCGATTTGATAAATTTAACTCTTACCAAATCCGACATATTAATAAGGTTTTTTCAATGTGATTCTATGGGTATAAACCGCAGATTGAGTACCAGCACCGGTAATGATAATCCTTTGTCTTACACCGTAAACATCTCCAAACATATCGGTAATTTCACCATCTGCATCAACCGAATCAGTTGCTATTGTGTACCACTCATCTCCGCTTAATGCGTTCGATTCTTGAACAGTTAAGGTTAAGTCAATAGTACCAGATTCTTGAACACCCTTAACCGTGTGGTTATATTTCCAGAATGAATACAAATACGGACTAATTGTAATAGTATCCGCTTCGGTGTCTGTAATGGTATCTGAAGCAGTCGTTCTATAAATCTCGTAACCGGCATCGAACTCGGAGTTCCTTGCTGCCGTGAATATGATGGATGCAGCCAAAATGACTGCACCACCTACTAACATAAATTTATTCATTTTATTTTCCATTTTAGGATTTGTTAAATTATATTCCTTGAACTACGGAAGCATCTTTCATAGCAGAGAATGAAGCAGCGTGTCTAACCGCAATATCCCACCAAGAATTAACTACCAATGTAACCAAGGCATTTTTAGCACTTGTGTAAGGATCAACTACCAAGTCAATTCCCGCCCATTGTCCGATTAATAATTCAGACCAATTACCGAAAATGATAGCGTGAAGACTTGATCCGTTACCTTTTGTTAAATCAGAAGGAACTAAAGTAGATACTCTTGCTCTGTATCCGTTTAATTGTCCTTCTCCAGCAACCGCGCCATCAACAAAAATAAACTGTGCAGTATTGTTTGCCTTTTCAGCAGTTTTCAAGTAACCTCTAACACCGGGAGTAGTTAAGTAAGCCAAGTTGCCGAAATCAGCATTGGCAGAAGCTACATCTGTTTCCAATTCGATAATGTTAGCAAAAGTTGGGTTTGCTCCATCAGTACCTCCGGCAACATCTCCAATTCCGCTTGTATTAAGGATACCGGTTGGTTGGTTGCTTGAGCCAGAACCATTAATCGCAGCAGTATCTAAAGCATTAGCAATCGCAACGCTCAAACGATTTCTTACCATATTTTCCACATCTATGGTAGATTGAACCATTAATTGCTTACTAATATCGGTGAATGCTCCTAATCTGTTTGGAGTCATCTGGATTCGGTCAAACGTTGGACTTGTTTCCGCATTAATGTCGTTTTCGCCTTCCCAAGCAGCTGAAGCAGCAGCATCGTTTCGTGGAAAATCGATGTTTGATGTCAATCCGGTTAAGTAAGTTGCTCCCAATGATTCAGTTACTAATCTTGGATCTAAAAACGGAATCAAATCACCTACTTCAGTTTGAATAGTGAATCCACCTTGAGTGGTAGTACCAGCAGTCATATCTCTTTTCGTACCCGGAGTTCTCATCAACATCTTTGGTACAGTCAAGTTACCATTTGGAGATACACCAGCTTGTCTTGCCTCGTGTACACCTTCTTGGTGCATTTCGGCAGCAACACCTTCTAATCTTCCTCTTTCCACTAATTGAGTGATTGCGCCATCCTTACCGGTCAATCTAAATTCAGTAGAAGCCTTTTCTTCTTCAGTCTTTTTGCTTACGCTTCTTCTTGCATCCTCATTAGCCTTTCTTTTAGCTTCTTCGTTAGCTTTTCTTAACTCTTCAGATTCAATAAAGGCTTCTCTTTCAATAGACTTATTCAAATCTTCGGCTCTTTTGCTTAATGAATCCCACTTTGAGTTCATTTCTTCGGTAAATTCATTACCTCCAGCGGAACGGTGCAAAGCAGTCATTTGCTCCAGCACTTCCGCCCTTTGCTGACGTAATTCGTCTGATTTTTTCATAATTAATTTGAATTTAATTTGTGTAAATATAATTCACGTTGCTTAATCGCATCCGTGCTGGAATTATCTTCCGTTTTATTATCAATATTTAAAAATTCCTTTGCTCTTGCCATTACTGATGTTGCCTCATAAGCCGGAAAGGTAACCGGTGCAACGTCATATAATCGCTTTATTTTCTTAATGGTTCTATATACGTTTCCATCTTCCATTCGGAACTCGTCATCTTCGATGGTGAACGCGAATGAAGATTGACTTATATCGCCACGCTTAATTGATTCGTACATATCTCGTCCTAACTGCGTATCTGGTAAATCCACTTCGTAAGCTAAACCTTTTTCGTCTTTCATTAATCGAAGCGTTCCGGATACGGTTCTGCCTAAAACGTAATTTTGATCGTGATTGAATAATGCGCGAACATCACTCATATCCGTTTCATCAAATGCGCTCGAATCGATTTGCTCTATGAATCCACCCAAATCACCCGATGGTGAATTGAATGTAGCTGCGTAACCGCGTACGGTTCTCTTGGATTCGTCATCGTGCATTGCGCGTAAATCCAATCCAAATGTTCTTATTTCTTTTTCCATTTTATCTTGTCTTTCAGATTCTGGTAAATTCTTTATCTTCCTTTCCGCCCAATCTCGCATCGCATCTCCTCCCCAGGCATCGTACATAATTGATCCGCAAATTTCGTTCCCATCTTCATCTGTATATCTGCCTTGGTCATAGGTTTTTGCTCTACTTAAAAAACTAAAGGTTCTTTTAATTGTGTCAACCGATAGTTTTTCTTTCCTTGAAATTTGTCCGGCTCGTGTCCAGCCAATAGTCGTTCCGCAATCCGAACCTTTTTCTTCCTTATGTTTAATCGCTTTTTTAGCGTTATTTACTGCTGCTTCCGGATAATCATTGTACGGCATAATTACGGATTTACATTTTCCTTTGAATTAGATGCCAATGGCATTCCGTATTCATCGCCACCTTCGTATCCGTTTAATCCTTCCTTCTTTCGTATCTCATTCGGATTCAATGCGCGAATGTTATACATTGTTTGATATAATCTTGCTCGTGAATCTGTATCTCCTTGCAACAATCCATCTAAATCAAATTTTACAAAGGTCTTACCCCATTGCTCTCGCGGAAATAACTTGGAGTTAAATTCGGATTCGATTCTCTTTGTCCAGCTTCGCAATGTGTACTGCACAAAGATTCGGTTTAATAATTCCGCATTGTTAAAGGTTTCGGATTGACCAAGTAAGGTAACGGGAACACCCGTGATATTGCTTATGTCAGTTATGGTAAGCCTTCTTCCTTCTATGTCGTTAGCGTCAACTCCTTTACCTGTTGTTCTGTATTTAACTCCATTGCTTAACAATGCCGTTTTGCCACTATTATCTGGTCCTTGATAATTCCTATTCCAACTCTCCTGGATTATATCTCTTTGTTCCTTACTTAATGCCTGATCCGTTTCCAAAACGCCTCCAATTTGCGCTCCGTTACCATAGAAATTCGCACCGTGTTGGATTTCAGCTATTCCGCGTCCAAGTGTATCTTGCTGGTAATCAATAACTGATTTGCCTAAAATTCCATCTTCTGAATACATCCTTAAATGGATAATTTCTGAAGCTGGAATGGACGCACCGTGTTCGTGGATATAATAAAAATATTCTCCTTCAACCTTGAATTGTTCCCATTCTTCCGTAATTAGGTGTAATCTATCAATATTGCCAGACGAATCTGTCATTATATGGATTAAAGCGTTTCCACCTTTGTAGTTAGATGATCCGGTAAACATCTGCCTTACCAATGTTTCCATATAGGTAAACTTGTCGCGAGTTGGTTCTGGTCGGAAATTAATTAGCGGATATAACGGATGGTTAACCGCTTCGGTTATATTTCCTTCTTCGTCTTTGGTATATACCGAAAACGGTAAAGATGCAATTTGTTCAGATAGAATTGTTACGGCTCGGAAATAAGCTGGTATTGCTTGACTTGTTTTCCAATTAACGCTAACCTTTGCTCTTGAAGCCGAGAATAATACAGTTTGCCAAGTTGACCAATCCTTTGCTGGTCCAATCTTGGAATAAATGGCTGCCCTTGCCGTTTGAAACGGCTTAATTACACGTTGGATTAATCCCATAAACAAATATTTGCGATTTTTATTGGTAAAAACCAAAAAATAATTAACAAAGTGTTGTTATTTGTTAACTTTTTGTATATTGTGCTATTCATTAATCAAAAATCAATCAAAATGAACGATTACAAAGACCTTTTTTCTATTTACGGTGAGTTCGATGGCAAATTTTACCTTGAAACGTACAAGGATCACAAAGCAGCCTATTCAAGATATAGCGAATTATCTTGGAAGATGTTGCAACGCGCTACAAAACAATGGAAAAGAAATCCAGATTTGATTCCGCAGTATTATGAAACAACTAAAGATGGATTCAGTAAATCAAGTCATTGTCGAATCGGACACATTTATATCGATAGGATTCCGGAAGAACACGAAATAAATTAGTATATTCACGCATCAAAGTTGGTCATAGTTACGGTTTTTATTACGTTGCCGCTCATTTTTTGGGCGGCTTTTTTTATTTTAATATACCGCGTAACCATTTCGACTTCATAACTCTGAACGTTCCGTAATTTTTGTACTTGTTAATTCCTTTTTGTTTAAAATGCCATTGTTCTGTAGCGATATACGCTTGGTGATAACTCATTTTGGTATCGACTATGCTAAAAAAGTAGTCGAAGTATTCCTTGTTGCTCATTTTGTGTAATTATATGAAAGATATAACCTCATCTGCGTTGAATGGTGTTTGACCTTTTTTGCTATCCATATAGGCTGCATAACACATCGCCAAAACGACCATTCCATCGATTTTCTCTTGGCTTTTGGATTTGTCAAACATAATCAATCCGGTGTGATTGGTTTTAATCGTAATATTTCCAGCCATCCATCTTAAAATAGCATCGCCACCGTGCCATACCTGACCTTTTTCGATTAACGCTTCCAATTCTCGAATCGGCTCGTTATATGAAACGACCGTTTGTCGAAATTCGCGCATCGGAACACCTTCCGCATATAGTTCCGAAGCGAATTGAGTGCTTTGCCAAGGATCATAATATATTTTTTGAATTGCATAATTATCCATTGCTTCGTTAATGTCGGTGCGAACTGCATTGAAATCGGTTACATTTCCTTTCGTTAGGTTTAAATTTCCATCCTTTGCCCAGTCCAGATAAGGAACTCCATCCTTTTTGGCTCTAAATTGCGCACCTTCTTCTGGACAGTAGTATTTTGCCTTAAATATGAAACTATCTCTATCTGGTGTTGGTGGGAACAAGATCCCGAAACAAGTTAAATCCCATTTGGTACTTAAATCGACCGCAGCATAACATTCGCTGCCAATTATCTCGGATTCGGATACGGATTTGTTGCCCTTCATCCATATTTTGTCGGTAATCCACGTTTTTGATTGGCGAACCCAGATATTAAGGTTCTTGGTCTTAAAATTAATCTCCGCAGATTGCCCTTCGTTAATTGCCTTGGTGTATTCGGTTCTTAACCCTTCCCAACTCGGAGTTGTACCTATGGATGGATTCGCCTTTTGCCACGTTTCTTCCTTGTGCCAATCGTCTTCTTTATTTGCTGCAAATATTAATCCGAATGTGGAGATGTCATCCTTTTTGCCGGATACAATGTCATTTACAACCTTTCGGTATTGGTGGCAAGGTCCATTGATATTGAATCCGGCA